GAAATCGTTTCCGGCGAGTCCTCGTCATCATTGAAGGTCAAATAGCCGGACGCCGGAAGCGCAGACGCATCATCGACGGTAATCGTAGTGTCGGCAATACCCGCGTTGACATCCAGCAGGACCTTCGTATTGTTCTGCGCCGTCAGCAGTTCGATCTGGGTCGCGACAGCTCCCGGGAAAATAGCGGCCATGGGTTCTCCTCCTAGACTTCCGTCAGGGCCAGGTTCCCCTGCAGGAGATCCGGCCGGCCGGGCCCGAGCATGCTGAAGCTCGGATCCTGGGTCAGTTCGACTTTCCAAATATGGGGCATCGGCTCGTTCCATCTGCCGACCGTATAGGTGGCCAGGAAGAAATCACGCTTGACGTTGTGGAACCTCCTGAATTCATCCGCCTGGGCGTGCGCGATATATTGAGCGCCCGTAAATTGAAGCCAGATTTCGTCCTTCGATGTCAAAAATTCTGACAGCAGGTCCCCGTTCCGGTTGCGTCCCTGGAATCGGTAAATGTTGCGGGGGACGATGGTATAGGTCGGGATCAAGTCAAACCAGTAGCGATCAGTCACGTCATCGGGATCGAACACGGCCCACTGATCACGCGCGACCTCGATTTCCTCCGAAGCCCCGGTGTCCAGCCAGTAGGAACCGACCTCGGACCACGGCTGCAAATAGTTGGCGCCAGAACTGACCGACGGACGCCAGCGCCAGTAGCGCTTGGCGTCATCAGTCCCGGTGTCTGTGAAGGTATAGTCCGATTCTTCAATGTTGGCGTTAATAATGAAGGATCGGAAATCAGCATAGAGGCTCACCTGAACCGTGTAAAAGTTTGCTCCGTCTACCGTCCCCCAATCCAGGATGATCGTCCGCTGGTTATAGAGCACCGTCATGTCCCCGGCGATGGTGATCAGGTTCCCCTGCCCGTTGAAGGGCTGCGTGTTCCACATCGCGCCGTTCATTCGGTAGCTCATACGACCCCCCGCCGGCGATTAAAGGGGCCCGTGGGGTTCACCATGGTGAATCGGCGGATCTCCGGGATGATCTTCTCTCGCATTAAACGCTGCCAGGAGTTCACATCCCCCTCGATAAATTGTCCGGTGATATTGATCGTCACGGACCCGCCTCCGCCGCCGGGCATGCCGCCCATCTCCGAGGCGGTCATGTTTTTGGTCGGGACGACCATCTCCGGGCCCGCCTCGCCGGCCATGATGGTGCGGCCGCTGCGCAGGCCGGTGATCACGGAAGGCTCCGCAATCACGCCGCCTTCGGCCATGAATCCGCCGATCACACCCCCAAGAGGCCCCCCAAAAGCGCTGGCGGCTGATTTGATGGCCATAAATGCGAGCCACTTGGCGATCATCCGGCCAATTTCAGCGATCACGGCCTCGGCCATGTTCTTCCAGATTTGATTCATCACGTCGGAAAATTTTTGGCCTGCCATAATCATCTGCGCGAAGCCGCGACCGAATGCGTCGATGGCCTGGTTCGCCATGCCGGTGGCGGCATCCCACATATCCGCTTCCGTAACCAGGAACGATTCCGCGAATTTCTGCTTTGCCTGTTCGAGTTCTTTTTGCTGGTCGGCGCGCAGCTTTACCTCTTCAGCCAGCTTATCCTTAATGTAAAGATTCAGGCCGTCCATGATGGCGACTTCCTGGACCGCCGTATTTTTGAAGGCTGCCTGTTTTTGCTTTTCGCCCTGCAGCGCGGCGGCGGTTTCCCGCCCCTTGGTATCCATTGAGGATTGCATCGCGTCAATCTGCGCATTGATGGCATCGCGGACGAGGAGAATCTCCTGTCCCGCCTTGGCCGAGGCTTTTCCCATGAGCGGAAGATGACCAATCAATGCCACCACTTTTGCTATCAGATCCACCAGCGTAAGGGCAATGCTTCGCAGTATCTCCACGACGACCATTTTGATCATCATTGAAAACCCACCAAGTTCCTGCCGCACTGTGCTGATGTAGGAGAGCGCCTGGGATACGCGTTGAATAACGCCCGTCATCCAGGTAACAAGCCTGGCCCCGTCTCCGGCAATCATCCGGCCGATCTCCTCCTGAAGATCGGAGAAGGCCGCGCCCATAATCTTGATCTGGCCGGCAAATGTGCTGGCGGTCGCCTGGGCCGTTCCGCCGAAGCGGGTTTCAAGCTGCTTCATGACGGCTTCAAATTTCTGCGTGGAATCAAGGCCCTTGTCCACGATGATGCCGTAACGCGACAGGGCGCCGGTTTCCCCCACAAAGGCTTTCCCCACCAGCTGTGCGGCGGCGGTCAAGTCCACCCCTTGGGCGGATGCCATATCCAGCGTTGCCCTGGTCGCACGGTCCAGGGTGTCCCCCTGCAGGCCGAAGGTCGTTAAAAGCGCCTGCATGGAGATAATGGCCTCGTCCCCATACCCGGTCAGGTTCTGCAGCTCGCTGGCCAGGCTTTGCAGGTGATTGACGGTTGCGTCCGAGGCGATCCCCTGGTTTTCCAGGGCTTTAACCAGTTTGGCCACGGCGACTTCTTGCTCGCCGTAAGCGTCCACGGATTTTTTTGCAAAAACGGTGATCGCCGTGAAGGCGGCGGCCAGCATCAATCTGTTTTCCTTTACCCAGCTCCCGACCTTCGTGCCGAAGGATTGAACCTGCTTCTGGCTTTCGCCGAGCATTTTTTGGAATTCACCCTGCTTGAGGGTGAGCTTGACTTCCAGTTCACCGGCTTGCGTGGCCACCTTTACGAATCCTTCCTCTCCGGACGGGGAGTCCGGACGTTTTCAACTGATCCTTGAACGGCTTTGGCTGGCCGGCCTTCATAAGTCCGGCAATTACGAAATCCGCCGGCGGGTGCTTTTCCATCTTCCGCAGGAGCTTGTAGATATCGGGCCACGTCAGCTCGTCGACTTCCCTGGGCCGCCAGCCATAGGCGATTCCGAAGGCGTGGTAGAGGAAATATTCTCCGGTGGGGTCGTCGGGGTCCCGCTCGTCGTGGCGACCGCTGCCGGCGCGGGGGGCGTCGCGGTCTTGCCGAAAAAATGACTGAGGCCGTTGACCACCGCCACCGTCTCAATGATTTCCCTCAGCATCGGCACCGTCATATGGTCGTCCACCCATGCCGTCGTCAGCCACGGATGTTTGTCTTTCCGGAACAGAAGCGGGATGACCTGATCCGCGTATTTATTCAACAAGAACGGAATCGACAGAATCTCCGCATCCCCCGCCTTGTCTTTTTCCACGACCTCCATGACGATCTTTAATAGTTGTTTCAGCGCGCCAAACGGCAGGGGTTCGACGATGACCTTCTGGCCGTCGATCTCAAATGTTTTGGCATCGCCTGGCTTAAGCTCTGGCATACGTTTTCTCCTTCACGGCCGGCTTGTAGTCGAAGCCGTTCTGCTTGAATTTATGAATGCAGACCTTGTCCTCCACATGCACGGCGTGTCCATGCTTGCCAATCTCCATGCTGAAATCGGCAAGCGGATCATCCGTCTCGGGGATTCCTCCCACGTCCGAATAGGCTTTGCGCGTAAAGAGGAATACATCGCCGGCGCTTACGTTCATCGACGGAAGCGCCAGGCTGGCGCGTGTGCGCTTCAGGCCAATCACCAGGTTCGACAACCAGAAGGGCTCGGTAACGATGTTCGGCGTCAGGACCAGCCCATAGGAAACCGTCGAATAGCTGAACATGAACCGGATGCCAAGATTCCAAATGGAGGCCAGGTTGTGGTCCTTCTGGTGCTGCAGAATGTTGATGTAGTGGTTGACCCGCAGGCTGCGCAGATATTTGACCGTTTCCATCGCGCTCATGTTGTCCACGATCGTCAGCATGTAGGGGTGATCCGTGAAATCAGCAATCGAATGAAACGCCAGTTTGAAAAAACGCAGATTGTCCCGGACGGGCAACACTATGCCGACGGAATCCTCCGGAGGGCTTTCGCGCCAGGGCTTCATCGATGGAGGCCAGTCCTTGGAGGCATTCATGCCGCAGGCCTCCGTGGGTCGTCCAGCACCTTGGCCAGATGGCGGACCATCGTTCGGCCGCCGAATACTTCCTGGCCGCAATACTTTGAGATGGCATCGGCAACCGGCATCGTCATTACATGATGGCGCAAAAGGCTGGTTCCGGAAACGTTAATTACGTCGATTTTCCATTTCTTGATAAAGGTCAGGAATGTGTCGAGATAGGCGGACAGTTCTTGGTCGACTCGCTCTTCCGTATTGTTGACCATGATGGTATGGGATCGCGCCAGGCGCTCAGTGTTGTCGTACAAAGTCACGATCTGGTCAGGTTCCCACCGGGTTCCACCCGGCATGTCCGGAGCCTCCGTGCATCGCCAATCCTTTGCCCGATAGACCCATCCGTCGCCTTGGCGGCCGTAGCAAAAATCCATGCCGACTGTGATCACAGGAAGGCACCCGATCAGTTTTGCCAACAGGATGGCAACGTTGCCTACCGTGGCGCCGGATGGCAGCTGCCCGATGGTCGGATAAACCGTTGGCAGAATAATGCGAGAAAATTCATCCTGCTGATGCCAATGGTTATAAAAGACCACCGGTCCCGCCCAGCTGGCGATCGTAAGGGGATGGGCGCAGCTGTCCACGACCAGCGGCACATTATGCGGGGGGACGGTTTTCCAGAGCAGGCTTTGCTCGGCTTTGCAGTCGTAAGTCAGCACCAGATCAGGCCGGATGCCATGCGCCAGGAGCGCCCGGAAAGCGGCATCCGTCGCCAAGATGATGGCGCGGCCGCGGATCTCCCGGAGCGATGCGAGATCGTGATCCAGACTGGGCCCAGCCCCGACCACAAAGGCCGGCATCCCGTGGCATGAATCGACCAGGAATCGCACCCCGGCGGCGCGGCTCACCACCGGGTAATTCCGGAATGCGTTATTTGCCCACCGGTTCAGCCACACCCGGGATCCAATTTCCCCCGGAGTCCCGGAGGGGCGGCCTTCTCCGAGCGCTTTAACGCCTTTGCGGACCGGCACGCCGGCTTCTCGCATTTCTGCGACTTGCTCCGCGATGGACGACTGGCTCATAGCTCTCTCGTCTCCCCTTGTGACCATTTCGGCGGCATCGCCAAAATGGCCGCCTGCATCGCGCTTCTTACGTAGCCGCATCCTCCTGGACGATTTCCAGCAGGTTTGCGCCTTCCGGTTTGGTCGTATCGACCAGCGCCTTGAAGCTCACGTTGTGGACCGTGTAATCGCCGGATTCGCGATCATTGAAGGCGATCTCAAAATCCGTATCCGCAAAAGCCTTAAAAAAGGTCAGCTGCCAAGCCTTGCCGTCCTGATCGCGGATCACGTAATCCAGACGGAAGGTCGGCAGCGCCTTGGTTTCCCCGCCCGCGGCGATGCTGTTGGCGCCGGCATCGGAGAAGTCGTACTCGACCACCGTATATTGGCCAGTCGTGATGGCTGTACCACTCATGAGTTCATAGGTGGTCCCGGAGAGTTTGTAATCCGTTCCAGAGACATAGCTCGTCTTGCGATCCATGCTGGACACTTTGACTGTGCTGGCGACGGGGGTCTCCGCAAGGGCGGTCCCGGAATAGCTGGCAGCAATAATTTCGCGTTTGCGGATCTGTTTGGCGGTCGTGGTATCGACGGCCTGGACGATGCCGAAGGCCCGCCGCAGCTGCGCCACCTTCAAATCGCAGATCTCGGCGCTTAGGGCGGCTTCCTCGCCGGTCACCTCCGCCTTTACATCCGCCACGGAATTGCCGGGCCGTTGTGCGGCGTATTCCCGCGTGAATTTGAGCGTCACCGTTCCCTTTAGATTGCCTACGAATACGTCGTCAATGTAGAGATCCCCAACGCCGAGGAGCATTCGCTTCGGTTCGGCGTAAGCGTTTTGGTTGTTTCCAGACATGATTTGCCTCCCTTGTTAGATCGGATCGCGCGCCTTCGGCACGACAAAAAACCGGAAGCGTAGATCCTTGCGCTGCACCTCAAGCGATTCGTCGAATGCGTCCGGCCCTTCAAAATCAAAGACGCTCGAACATCCGCCCACCTGCAAGTTTCCGCCTGAAATCAATGCCAGATTGTGAGAATGGTTGTCGAACAACCTTGAAATCCGGTCGGCGATCTCAGGATACGCATCGGAGTAAATCTGGAAGGTCACAAAGACCTCGCGCGTAAGCCGCGGCACCTGACCTTTAACGGCCGACGCGACGCTAAAGGTGAGGCTCGGCGCCGACGGAATGACCTGCTGCTGGCCATGCATAATCCGGCTTGCGTTCCCCAATAGACCCACCACGCTGCCAGAGCCGGTGTCGGCGATCAACCGCTGATAGACCAAGGTTTCAACTTCCCTCATGCGGCCCTCGCCCGGGCAACGGCCGCCCGCATGGCATTGCGGAAGACTGGCATATTCTGATGAAGCGCTGGCACCAGATACGGCTGCGCCCGCTGCCGGCTGGTCCCGAATTCGACATAGCTGGCATAGTTTGCATTGGCGGCAATGATCGCTTCGACATTGTCATTCTGAATGGTGATGCCGGCCGGTTTGATCGATCCTTGGAGTTTCCCCGTTACCACGGGGACCACCGCCTGGGATTGCTCCACGACCTTCGCCTGGACGGCCTCGCATCCCCACACAATCTCCCGGGTGACATTCCGCGCATAGTTAGACAGATTTCGGATCACTTGACTCGTTCCATTGACTTCCGCCATTAGATCCTCGCCACCTGCTTAACCTGCGCTTGCCTGTGAGATTCATAAACATGCGCCGCCACGACATCAAAGGCATACGTTCCCCCGGATGGGAGGATCCGGTCGTTGGGTTCCAGGGCATAGCCATCACGCTGCTGGAAGGCCCTATGTGTGGTTTGCGCCTCAACGCCTTCCGGCTGGACCGATTCCTCTCCGGACAAGGGCTGGATCCATATCTTTTCAGCGGTGGCCACGCTGGCATAGCTGCGCACCTTCCGTCCGCTGTCATCGGTCGTGATCGTTGCCCGGGACACGGTACAGTTCGCCGCCCAATCATTGATGACGGCTTCCGCCTGCGAGCGGATCATGGTTCGCAGGGCAGAAGCCGACATCAGAGGTCCTCCCCGTAGTATTCCGCCGAATCATTCCCGAGGTCTCCGACTCCGTTTTGAACCGTATCAATCACTTCGCCAGGGAAGTTCCGCATCTGATCGACCACCTCGCGCTGCATCTCAAACAGCTTCATGAGCGCGGATCCCTGGCTTTCGAATTCGACGTCCCCGACTTTCCATCGGGGTCCAACCGTGTTGGCGAGGGCGGCAGTGATCTGCGCCTGGATGAGGATGAGCTGCGCTTCGAGCGCCGCGCTAGTGAGCGCCATGCCGCCCTCCGCAGCCGGTCAAGGTAATAAAGATAGGCCATGACGAGCTTGCCCACATCTCACTGGACCTTTTTAAGTTCCATGTAGATCGTGTATCCGGGCCGGACGGTGGCCGTGCTTGCCACCACCTGGGAGGTAAAAAGCACGTTCCCCGTCGCGCCAGTTGATCGCGGATCCTTAATCGGCCCGTCGTTATCTTCGTTAAGTTCCCCGTTCCCGGTCAGGATCGCCACGCGGTCGTCGGCGTCGGCGTCAAATAAAACGGATACGTTCATTCCATGAACAGCCCATTTCAGCCTGGTGATGCGCAATTGGGTCGGCGTCCCGGACAGGGCGGCCGTGGACACTTTCACAACGGCGCTTTCGCCCGTTCCATCCGAGGAATTGCCGAATAAGAAGGCATACGATCCGCCAAATGGGCCGGAGGTATTGCGGAGGGTCGCCGTGGCGACCGTGTCCGCCGCCGTTGCCGCCGCAGCCAGCAGCGCCACCATGGCGGAGGCCGCATAGACTGCATTTCGAATCGTCATATAGTTTCTCCCCTGGATCGTCCATCCATGGGGGGATGTTGGCCGCGATGGCGCATCCCCCCATGGCATGAACGGATCGTTACTGGCAGTGCAGCGTGTCGATGCTCGGCGCGACGCCTGTCGACACGGCGACAACCCACGCTCCCGCCGTCAGCGTCCCGGTCGAGAAGCAGATCTTGCTCCTGGTGCAATCGGAGCAGATCACCATCTGGCCGGTGGTGCCGGACAGCAGCGCGTTGATCTGCGCCAGCGTCCTTGGCCATGGCAGAATAGGGCCAGTGAAGGCCGTGGTCGCCAAGCTGCCGGCGCCAGACACCGTGATCGCATCCGAGACCACCAAGTCATCCGTGACGGTCAGATCCCGCGTGACAGTCAGATCCCTGCATTGCAGGTCTGTGAACTTTGTCGTTGCCGCATGAACAACGGCGGCGGCGGCGATTGCCAGGAAGATCGCCAGCAGGGTTTTCATCGAGTTACCCATGGCGCCCTCCTTAGGCCTGGCATTCGTAGACGTATTTTGTATCGACCGCACCCGCGCCGCCGTAGAAGCTGCACTTGTGCTGCTGCACGACATCCGCCTTGAATCCCTCCTCGGTATCCTGCCCGACGCGCATGAACACTTCGAGCGGCCAGACTTCCTCCCACCGGAATTGCCGGCGGAAGGCTCCATACCACCAGGTCGTTGAAGAGCTGGTGAGATACGGGTTCAGCACGACGTCGAATTTGTTCCTGGCGAGGTTCACGTCCAGGTTCGCCGTGCCCATCGGGCCGTATTCGTTGTTTTGCAGCTTGAGCGCCGTCTTGTCCAGGCCGGTCGGCACCACCATGATCGGGCGGTCGCCTTTCACCCAGATGGGCTTGCTTTTCTCGTCCAGCTTGGCCAGCAGGGCGTTATCGACAGCCTCCCAGCCATCCGTCCCCACGGCGTTGGAGGTCAGGAGGTTTGCGTTGCCTGCGCTGTACAGCTCTGCGCCGGACAGCGAAGTCGTGTTGACATCACAGGCCACCGCGAAGATCAGCTCCTGGCGGTAGCGCGCCCCTTCTTCCCCGATCTGGCGCGCCCGGTCCAGCAGCTCGCCGGTCTGATCGAAGAATAGATCCTCCTTCGTCAGGCTCAGAATGCCTCCATACTTGTAGTTTTTGATGGTCTGGATCTTTTCGTCCGGCGGTGTCACTTCCGGATAATTTTGCTTTTCCAGCACTTTCTCCACGGCTCCCAGGGCGGTCCACCCGGCCACACGCGACACCTTCAGCTTCGAAGGAACGGTACGCACCAGTTTGTCCGCTTCCTTGGGGAACGCTTCATAGGCGTCCACCATCACCTTGGAGATGATCTCCCCGCTGATATTCGGGAAGGCCGAGGAAGTCAGATTCTCTTCCAGGCCTTGCTCGACGACCAGCTGCTCCCACAGGCCGCGCAGCGAGATGTCCTCAGGGCGGATTTTCTTGCCCTCAAGCAGCCCGCGCACGGCTTTGCCGATTTCCCGGTGGGCCATCCGCACATCGCGCGGATTGCCGGAGGGCGCGAATTTGCGCTCATAGGCGCACACCATTTCGATTAGGTCTTTAAGCATATGCAGTTCCCCTCCCTTACGACGCGTCCGCGATATGCGTAGCGGGGGTGCAGAAGATGACGTCCGCCTCTGTCACCGTGGTGCCCTCCTTCACCGCAATCGCGATATAGTCGGTATCCGAATCCACCAGCTTCTTTTCCGGATCCGAT